CATATTTAAAGCTCTGTAAAGGATCTCGTAAAAAAATCGGGACGTGGTGCAATGGGTTTGTTAAACCGGGGACAAAACAAGAAAAACGTCGAGCCACCCGTCGCGTAAGGCACGACTTCAATGTTTCAAACGGAAACGATTATAAAAGGGTTTGGGGTTATTGGGAATTGTGTTAATATGAAATTGAAATCATTACTTCCAATTGGTTTGGCTGGTGCGCTTGCGTTCGGAGCGGCGGCTGGAGAACCACGAGGTTTTCGAAATAACAATCCCGGCAACATTCGATCCAATACTATAAAGTGGAAAGGAGCCGTTGGAACGGATGGACAATTTGTTAAGTTTGCCACTCCCGAAGATGGGTTTCGAGCGATGGCTCGCATTCTGCGAACGTACAATGCCAAATACAAGGCGAATACTGTTTCTGAAATCATAAACCGTTGGTCACCCGCTTCCGAAAATCCAACTCCAAATTATATTGATTTTGTTGCAAAAAAATTGGGGAAAAACGCCAATGACAAAATAGATATAGGAAACAACGTAGAACTCTCAAAACTTATTAGGGCCATGATCGAATTTGAGAACGGGAAAACGAAGTTTCCATACGATGATGCCACGGTAATGCGAGGCGTAGAAAAGGCATGAAAGAAGAAGTTCGTACATTAGAAATCAGCCACGAAACTGGGATGCACTGCCGTCCCTCGGCCTCTTTTGTTAAAATTGCCAATCAATTTCAATCTGATATTTTTGTTCAACGGGATGGCGAAAAAGTCAACGGTAAAAGTATTATGGGGTTAATGATGTTAGCTGTTCCCTATGGTTCAAAAATTGATGTCAGTGCCATTGGCCCAGATGCTACATTGGCCTTAGACGCTTTGGAAACGTTGGTGAAGAATAATTTTACGATTTCAGTTTCAACTTGTTCTTGACATTCTCCCTTGAATCTGCTAGGCTCTTCCACGTAAGTAAAACATATCTATGAAAACCGAGTTAGCGTTCTTCATCCTTGGATTGGTTATTTTGATCGTTCTTTTTGGTCCGATTGCCCTGATCTGGGCTATCACCACACTTTTTTCAATTACAATTCCCCTCACTGTAAAAACATGGTTTGCGGCATTGATATTATTGTTTTGCATTGGAGGACTCAAGGCTTCTATCAATAACAATAAATAATTTACGTCGATGATGAGTGTTGTAAACTCCAGACGATGTTTGGGTGCGCAGCATCGACGTAGTCATATAAAAGGCATCCAAAATTAGTCAATAGTCTTAGCTTATGGCCAGAAAAAATCAAGACAATAAAGAAGCCTCACCCGTTGCTCCACGGGTGAATACAGGATATCCGGAGCAAGAGAATAGGGAAGTTCGATACGTTGTGGTTCGAGAAGGGCATCGTGTATCAGCACAGGAATATGTAACTGCTACCGACCCAAAGGCACTTGAAGAACAAAGGTTCTGGCGAAAAGTGGCTACGAATCACTCGTGGGGAGAACCAGTTGGAATTGTAAATTATGACAACAAACTCCATCGGGTATGGTAAATTAGAAAACAAACATATGGGTCTAAACGACAAACTCAAACTGGCTGCAACCGAAAAGGTTGTGGAAAATTTGCTCCAAGAGGGCATCGGGTTCAAAGAAGCCTCACCGAAAACAAAGAGGCGATGGAGATCGGTAGCAGTTCGGCGCTTGAAGGAAATTCAAGCCTCCAAAGAAACCAAGGTCGTCTCTGAAAAGAAAACGGAGAAACCAATCCGAGCAAAAAAGTAGGCGGTATAGCTACATACAGATATCAATAACGCAGCCCTCAAAAAGGGCTGCGTTTTTTTGTTTTTACACGGAGCGTCATGATATTTATTCTCGGTGATACTATGGCTATTCAAATCAAAACCTCAAGCCGAGAAAACGACCCATATGTTCTTCCCTCGAACAATAAAGAGTTACAAGCCTTCATCTCAAAATATAAAGTGGATATGACGGAACAAGTTGTCTCGTCTATTGAGTTTGCTGTCAAACATAAACTTCCAATTATCGAAATTTTTCAATTTAAAGATTCCAAATTTGTTGTTACAGTATCTCCAAAAGAGTTCGATGCTAATTTAGAAAACATTTACAATTACTATCTCGACATGGAACGTTACGAACTATGTGGGAGAGTAGCAAAGTTGCGTGATAAACTCAAAAATAAACTGAATGAAAAAACGAAAAAACCGACCACTGGAAGTAAATGATTCAACTCAACAGCAACCCAAAGAAGACAGAAGTCCAATAATCCCCCAACGTAGTAAACTCCGAAACTCCCTTGATGTGTATGAAAGGGTGTTGACTCCCAAGCAACAATCATTTCTTGATTTAGCTCTCGACAAACAGTCGAAACTCATCTTTATTAGCGGCCCCGCTGGTACTGCAAAAACCTATCTCGCCGTGCAAGCGGCACTTAACATGATAAGTTCCAAACGAGTTAGCGATCTGGTTTACATCCGAAGCGTAGTTGAAAGTGCTGATGCTAAACTTGGGTACCTACCGGGAGAAGTGGGCGACAAGATGGCTCCGTATCTGGCTCCTTTAATGGAAAAATTAGAAGAACTTTTGCCCCGAAATCAGATTGATTTGCTCAAAAAAGAAGAACGAATTTCCGGGTTTCCAGTGGGTCACCTTCGGGGACGAAATTGGAATGCTAAGGTTATTATTGGCGACGAATGCCAAAACATGACAGAGAAAGAACTTGTCACCCTCATCACGCGAATAGGTGAATTTGCTAAAGTATTCATCATTGGTGATCCCGAACAATCCGACATTAACGGCAAAAGCGGGTTTATAAAAATGATAGCTCGGTTCAATGATGAAGAGTGCCGAGAGAACGGAATCCATGTTTTTGAGTTCACGGATGACGACATTGTACGTAGTTCCCTTGTGAGATTCATATCAAAAAGATTAAAAAAGGTCGTTTGAATGATATGTATAGGTTGATATTCTACGTAGAAATGTATGGCAAACCGACGTGTCTCTGAACTGAACGAACTGCTCAACACCCAAGTTGCGGCATCTGATTTGTTTTTAATAACCGACGTAAGTGCGGTGGAATCAAAGAAGATCCGTGCTTCAGAGTTGCAAACTTATGCGTTGAACGGAACGGCGAGTTACTCTCTGCGATCAGGAACTTCAAGCTATTCTTTATTTTCTTTGTCGTCATCGTATTCTCCGGCAACTGTTTCTGCATCTTACGCCCTTTCTGCATCTTATGCGGACTGGGCAAAAACGGCCTCGTATGTTTTATCCGCATCTTATGCGTTGAGTTCATCCTATTCTTCGATGTCTTTCTGGGCTATTACTGCATCGTATGCCCTAACATCTTCGGTACAGTTGGTGATTTCAAGTGGATTGGCCGATTATGCTTATACGGCCTCATACTTGATTTATGTGCCGGGATTTAATAACGGCACTTCCTCAGCCGCAATCAGTTCGTCATGGGCACGAATGTCTTCGACAGCTTCCTATTTGCGTTACTCTGGAATTCCAAACGGGACAGCTTCCTATGCTCTCATAGCCTCTCAAGCCACCGTTGCGACATCAAGTTTAACGGCATCCTATTTGGCATACAGTCAAAGCCGGTTTAATGGCTCGGCGTCTTATGCCTTGACTTCGAGTAATGCAAATTGGGCTACTTATGTTCGCCAGCCAATGCTTTCAGGCATCTATGCGGCAACGGTAACTGCCGCAAGTGAATCACGAATTGGGTCCATGAGTCTTAATCGTACCAATGGGGCGTTTTCTCAGACTGTCATTACGTACACCGGAACCGTTACTTATAATTACACGGGATCGGTTAGCGGATCGTTAACAATGGCGGTTTATAATAAAGGAACATTGGCCACGTCGCTTTATGATTTTCTCCCGATTACATTCTCGGCTTATGGTGCGACTCCTATTTCCGGAACGGTCAACCAAGCAATCACAATGCAGGGACAAAACAATCTTCAAAACGGAGATTACATTGTTTATGTCACAGCTTCGTTGCCATTGAGTTTGTATTTTGATACGGCAAATGGCCGAACAATGAAGTTCCGAATTGATAGCGAATCAGATCGTGTAACTATACAAGCATAACCTATGGCCTCAGTAAAAATCAGCGAACTTAACACGCTAATCTCAATAACGAGTGACGATTTCTTTGCTCTTGTTGATAGTGGCTCAGGGACAACCTATCGAACGACTTTTAACGTGTTGAACAACTGGATGGCAGCTTCAGCATCTTGTTTTTCTGCATCGTATGCGTTATCTTCGAGTTGGGCCGTCTCTGCATCGTATGCGTTATCTTCGAGTTGGGCCAATAACGCTCGATCTTCAAGTTATGCTCTAACTGCATCATTTTATGACCTTGCTGGGTATGCTCCAGCCTTTGCTACGTCCGCTTCTTTTGCCGCCACGGCAAGTAGCTTACAAGGAAATGGTACTTCATGGGAACAAACTCTTAAAATTAGTAGGTCTTTGACCTTGGCCTCCGGTTCATCTCTTGAGGTGCCAAGAATGGTTAATCGAATTCCAGTCAATCCCTTGCTTGGAAAGGCAAATTCAATTTTCTTTAATACCGAGTATGGCGGTGGGGTAGTCAACGATTATGCTAAAATTTATTACATGGAAAGTCCAGTTAATTCTGGTCGCTTGCTTTTCGATATTTCCGATGATATTGTTAATGTTTATGGCACCGGAATAATCGGATCTGGGTCTGGAGAGTCGCCAGATATCGAAACTATTACATTGACGGAATCTGGGTTCCTCTTTTCTGGATTACAATCCAATGGCTATTTTGCAACTGCCAGTTTGTTTTTTATCGGGGCCAATGGAAAAATTTATGGACGTGGGTTCGAAGCTCGTGATTATTCTCAAAGTTTAGTCAATCAAGTCGGTTTTCATGGTACCGCAAGTCATGCGATAACTGCTTCATATCTTATTGGAAGTGGAACTGGCGGGAATGCTCCAATTGGGGCTATTATGGATTTTGCCGGAACCGGCGCACCAGCAGATACGAATTGGGCTCTTTGTGATGGTTCAGAACTTTCTCAAGCTGGATATCCAACTCTTTATATTTTATTGGGAACGACATGGGGTGTCGCTTCACCGGGAAACTTTAAACTTCCTGACCTCCGAAAACGTTTTACGTTAGGTGCTGGAACAACAAGTGATTATCTTGGAAATGTTGGAGATACTGGGGGGAGCGAAAACCTAAATTCTCATTATCACTTAATTGGTAAAACAGTCAAAGGAATTTATGGAGATGGATCAACTCGAAACGACGACGTTTATTTTGTTTGGGTTAATGACCAGTCCGTAAATATGGATGATGATTTTCCAGCTACAACTTCCCCGAACGGGTCTACTCATGCGGGATTTCTTCTCACTGGAGATGATTCACATGATCGTTGGCAACCAGAAGTCGGATTGGGCACCACAACCAATAATGGGTTTATTATTGGAACTTCATTCGGATTTGTCGTTGGCACGAACGGATCATCCGATATCAACCCGCCCTATGCCGTTTGTAATAAAATTATTCGGATTGCATAAAGACATACGTAACTACGTAAACCCCCGCCAAAAGCGGGGGTTTTTTGTTGTACGGGATGATAGTTATAACGCATGAAAGATCGACTGCTCGATAAAATAATTCGGTTCGACATTTTGCTTGGAATCGTGGCATCGGTAATTGCACTGGTGGCCGCTTTTTTTAGTGTTTATGGAATCGCCACTCTTTTCGCAGGAGCTTTTCTTTCAACGGTTGTTATGGGAACGGCTCTTGAAGTGGGAAAGCTGGTCGCGGTGACTTATCTGTATCGTTATTGGAAACAAACCAAAGTGTGGTTAGCCACCTATCTCTCATTGGCTCTGGTTATTTTAATGTTTATTACGTCTTTGGGTATTTTTGGGTATTTGAGTTCTGCCTACCAGAAATCGGCCACAGCTTATAAAGCTCAACAGGATCAAATTGTAATGATTGAAAATACCAAAACATATGCTCAAAACAAGGTGGATCAAGCCAAAACCCGCATCCTTACTTTGACCGCCCTCCGAACAGCACAGGAAACCCGTATGTCTGAGGCTATGACAAACATGTTTATTTCTCGTAATGCTATTACCCTCAAGCAAATTCAAGAACAAACCGGTGAAATGATTAAGGCCACCGAAGCTGATGTTAAAGCTGAACAAGGAAAAATTGACGCTGGAATTCAGGAGATGGGAGATATTGATAAAAAGGTGTCAGCGATGAAATACGCTGATAATAGTAAGGATATTCGCACTTTTGAGTTCGTAGCAACTCTATTCCATACGAATCTTGATACTGTGGCAAAATGGTTTATTTTCCTTTTGATTTCCGTTTTTGACCCGCTGGCAATTGCCCTCATTCTTGCTTACAATGTGGTTGTTTATAAAAAACCCGTGGATATTTCCCATGTTCATCAATCCGAATCTATCTCGATTGAGCCAGAAGATAAAAAAACCTTGCAAGTCAAATCCTCGGCTTTTCCATTTCAAAAAATCCCAAAAAATCCTTCCCCCGCCCTTCCTCCTGAATCTATTTCCGATACGTTAGACCCACATGACCACGCTCCGGCTCCTTCGGATGCTGATGCATTCATGAAGGGATATTTTAAGTCATAAGACGAATTAAGCATAATTAACTTGACAAGTGAATGAATCTTTGTTATGGTTAATGTATCTTAAGATAAAGAAAAAATCTTGTTTTCGTAAAAAAAAGAACTATGTATGAGCGATTCTAACAAATCAAAAACCGTTCGAAGAGATATGGATAATACCGATATTCAGTATGTAGTTGAGTTGCTGAAAGATGCACTACGAGATCAAGAATGGGAAACTGTCGTCGAAGCCCGAATATTCCTACAAGAGTATTTGGATGATGACGGAGGCCCCATTGAACTCGAAGAATGATTTATGTGGTTAACCGTCCTGTTGATATTTTTCATCATTGTTTTCTTGACTGTGATTGGGTTTTTATCGAAAGCCCTCGCCGTTCAAGTGAAAAAAAACGACATCTACTCGCAGTGGATCGTGGAACTTCAAAACAAAGTCGAAAATGTTTCCCGAACTATTCACTCCTTGGATGACAAGCAAATGTTTTCCAAAGATGATGAAGTTGGTTCAGTATTCCAGCAGATGGTAGAACTCATTGATAGCCTCAATGAGAAAACCACCAAAGAATAAGTTATGGCAAAAAAGAAACGTATGTCCCGCAAGAAATCTGTACCGAGGAAGGTTCGGTCCAAGGTGAAGGTCAAGAAGCCTCTCAAACTCGTACAAACCACCCCTCCGATTCCTCCTCCACCTGTTCCGGTTATCAAGAAACGAAAGAAAAAAACCGCATCGAAAATGTATTTCACACAGGATACGGAAGACGCCATTGTCAAATACAATAAAGAAGAAAACATGGATAAACGAGAAGTTATTTATCGAGAGGAGATTGAATATCCACTCCAAAAACTTGTTGAAAACATTTTCAATCGTTTTGGTTTTTCATATTTTCGAACGAGCCCCCAAGAAACTCAACGAGAGGCACTGGCTCATTTAGTTGCCAATTTAGGAAAATACGATCCAGATCGACCAAGTAAAATTCATAAGAAAAAAAAGAGCAAGGCGTTTGCATATTTCTCTGTAATTGCTAAAAACTGGTTTATTCTACTTAATAACAATAACTACAAGGAATTTCAGACCCATGTTGAAATCAGTGAGGAACGTGGCGAACATACCATACAACTTCAACATGTTGACAAACATCATTCTCAAGCAGAAACCGATGAATTTATGAAATTAACTATTGATTTCTGGGAAACCAACGTAGCGAAGATTTTCAATAAGCAACGGGACTTGGATATAGCCAATGCGGTGGTTGAACTATTGCGTCAGTCACAACGAATTGATGCCTTCAATAAGAAGGCACTTTATTTGTACATCCGAGACATGTCGGATTGTAAGACGCAGCAAATCACCAAGGTTATCAACAAGATGAAGCAGTACCACAAGAACATCTTTAGGATGTATCTGAACGACGGGGTGGTTTCCAAGTCTTTGCATCTGGCCTAACAGCCTTTTTATATCTTGTCGAGAAAAACCCCCGAAATAGGGATGGGTTTCCTATTTATCTACGTATGGATAACGAATTCGAGATATTTGAAGGCAAACAGTTCAAAGACTTGTGTAAGGATATTTATGATAGGTCGGACAATAAAAAAGAACAGTTAGACTTATTAATAAGTGAGTTGCGTCCATTGGTCAAAAACATTGACGACGCTGTTCAAATTGTCCCCCTCATCCAAGGCTACTTGGAAGTTTCAGTTCGTAATGATGAACAGTTAGTCAAACTTGCTCAAGTTGTTCAACGTCTCCAGAATGCAAAAGTGGAGGGCGGAACGGGTTCTCTCTTGAGTGAAGCCGAAAAGGAACAACTCTGGCAAGAAGTCAAGGCAGTTACGAACGAAGTAAAGAATCCCATCCCCGACGCTCACGACGTAACGCTCACGAAATAATATGGCTTACTGGACTTCCAAAACACAAAACTCCATGGGCTCCGAGAACTATTCCCTCGGAAACAAATCGGGGGGAGGTTCGACAGGAGAGTTCTATGAACTGGAACCTGCCGTGGTGTTGGATATTATTTTGGATACCGACCATCCGTTATTTAAACAGCCCGCCAATCTCCAAACGAACATCGACGTAGACCGCTGGCCCGCCGATTACAAAAACGAAAAAGCTTCGGTTGGAGATATTGATTATTCTTGGGTGGGGCGAGCGTTGGTTCGAATGCAGTTTTCGTCACCCACGACCCAAAAGGAAAAATTGATTTGGGCCTATCCAATGGATTCGTCCGTTTCCGAGTATCCGCTCATCAATGAAGTTGTCATTGTGATGCAATACAAGAACAAGTATTTCTATGGCCGAAAACTGAATCTCAGAAACCTTCCCAATGAAGGAGTTGATTTTGCTATCAATACTTCTATCAGCGGAAAAGACAACACCGAACTTTACACCGACAAACCCTACACGGGTAAGGAATCCAAAACCAGTTCCGATGCTCCGACTGGATATAAAGGTGTGGCCGGAAAATATTACACCGTCAATGACCGAATGCGTCGAATCAAACGCTATGAAGGGGATTCAGTTATTGAAAGTCGTTTCGGTCAATCCCTGCGTTTTGGGGCGTATGATGACACTCGGGCCAATGACGTAGGGGATGCAAAGAACACGGAATATTCAGCAGGGGGTGGTAACCCAATGATCATTCTCCGCAACAAACAGCGTAAGATTCTTAAAGCGGGTGAACAGTTAAAACTTCTCAGTAGTCCCAATGCAGCGACGATTACAGGGACAAAGGAAGAAAAGAATGCGGGGGGGGTTGTTAAAGAAGACATCAATCACGATGGCTCGACCCTTGCCATTACCGCAGGACAAACTATTACAAAATGGGTAACTACCTGTCATAAAAAGATGTTTGGAACCGGGGAGGAGGTTAGTTCTTTCAACGGTGTTGGAGCATATACCTATCCCAGTTTGAATGGAAATCAGATTGTTATCAATACGGATCGCATGGTGATTTCCTCCCGTTACGGAGAAACTTTTCATTATGCAAAGAAACGATATGCTATCGTGACGGATAATGAATACACGTTGGACGCCCATCAGCAAATCGTGCTCACCACGAACACGAAAACTGTCATCAATTCTCCCGCCATCTATCTTGGCGAGTATGATGTGACCGATGAACCCGCTGTCTTGGGACAGACGTTGGCAAATTGGCTGTATGATTTGTGTAATTGGATTTCGACGCATACCCATTGGCATCAACACTCTCATGTGGACGCCGGGGCTCCAAGTCCAGAACAAACACAAGTCCCAGTCCAGATACAGCAACTTTTTGCTTTACGTGACCGCATTCACACAATTTTGAGCCGCCGAGTCTTCATCACAGGTGGAGGTTTCGCTCCCGGCCAAGATGGCGGTAAAATTACCGAAGGAACTGCCCCAGTTAAAATCAATACTAAGACTGGTTCTGGAGTTCCCGGTGGATGGAAAGGTGCAAACAAGCGATAAGTTTGGACTATTTATACACAACACACATATGAAAAAAGACGACCTCGTAAAAGTAATCAGGGCAATCGTGAAGCAGGAAATCAAAAAAGAGCTTCCAACCGCCCTTGCTCAAGTTTTTGCCCAGATGATGGGCCAAGCTCAAAAACCACAAATTCATTCGATGAACATGGTGCGAAATCTTGCACCAAGTACACCGCCAGTTCCTCAACCAGAACTACCAGAGGTGGATGAAACCGCTAATTTGAAAGCGCAACTTCAAGAAATGTTTGCGGGGGGTGTTTCCATTCAACGAGCACAACCTCAAACGGCACCTCAGATGACGCCTCAGATGCGAACATTTACTAAAGACCCGGTTCTGAACGAGGTTTTGAACCAGACTCGTGGATTCAATTCCTCCGAACGTATGGCAAATCGAGTAGGCGGTATGGGGGCTGGAATGTCTCCCGCTGTGGCCATGGCAGCATCAGGATATTCTTCATCAGGTGGTTCAACTACAGGCGCAGGAGAAATGATGGAAGGACAAGATCTAGGATTTTTGCAAAAAATACCGGGAATGCCGGGAGCCGATGCTCCTGTCATCGACCACATTCCAACAAGTCGGGGTATGGTTCAAGAAGGTCATGCGCCATTAGAAGCCATGGGGGCTGTCTCAGCCTTGGATTTGAAGAACCATCCCGCTCTTCCAGATAGCATCAAAGGAATTTTGACTCGTGATTATCGTTCATTAGTAAGAGCGATGGATAAGGGTAAGAAGAAATAACACTATGGCAACCAAAAAAACGCCAATTGGATTGGTTTTGCCAATCCAGAACGGTAACGGCGGATATTTTGATCAAGCATACGACACTTTTACTCAAAAGCGTATGAATATTATCAATTTATTGCGCACTCGTATTGGTGAACGACGGATGCAGCCATTGTTTGGATCGAGATTGTGGAACATAGTGTTTGAACAAAACACCGAAATGTTGCCGGAAATCATTACTAATGTGATTACGGAAGACATAAATCGATGGATGGAAGGAGTCAATGTAAAAAAAGTCACCGTACAAGTGCCACAAATAGACGCAACAACGGATTACCGTGATATTTATAGTGTGTTGGTAACTGTCCAATTTGAGGATGTCACGACTCAACAGGAAGGCAGTGTCGAAGTTTACATCGACACTGGTAAGATATAATTATGACGACCACAACACCAAAATCGTTTGCGCCTAATAGCAAAGATGTGCGATACTTGAACCGGGATTTCTCCCAGTTGAAGCAATCGCTCACTGATTTTGCCAAAACCTATTTTCCGGATACCTACAAAGACTTTTCTCCAGCATCACCGGGAACCATGTTTATTGAAATGGCGGCTTACGTTGGCGATGTGCTTGGATATTATACCGATTATGCTTTCAAGGAAAGTTTGATTCAGAACGCCACGGAACGCCGAAACATTTTGGCACTATCGAAGTATCTTGGATACAAGGCTAAGCCAATTCAAGGTGCTATGGGAGAAATCGATTTATTCCAACTCTGCCCATCCATGGTAGACGAGAACGGTAACTATGTCCCAAACCCCGACTATTCTCTGCTCATTAAAGAGAACATGCAAGTATCAAACAATGCTGGGGCCTATTTTGTTTTGAACGATTCAGTGGACTTCTCAGTAAGCACATCGTTGTCTCCACGAACCGATACGGTTTATTCCAGAAACCAGAATGGGACTCCAGAATTTTTCTTGATGAAGAAACATGGGAAAGTTTCCGCAGGACGAATTGTCACCAAGACATTCACGGTTGGAGATCCAACTCAATTTTTGAAGCTTAGCTTGGATGAAGATAACGTTCTAGGAATTATTGAAGTCGTGGATGCGGATAACAACGAGTGGTATGAGGTTGATTACTTGGCGCAAGAGCTTGTTCCAACTGCCATTCCTAATGATGTCGAACATGAAGGAACTCTTTCAACCTATAAAGATTCCGTTCCCTATATCCTTCGGTTTTTAAGAACTTCCAAACGCTTTACGGTATCCATTGATGAAAACAACTTGACCTACTTGGAATTTGGTGCTGGACTCGAAGGGTTTCAAGAGGAATTTGTCACGTTTGATTCTCGACTGGTGGGGTTGGGATTGCGGAATATGAGTGACTACAATATTCCGCTGGACCCATCCAATTTCCTTAAAAATGAAACTTACGGTATTGCTCCATCCAATACAAACCTCACCGTGAAATATTTGGTGGGTGGGGGGATTGATTCCAATTCCTCATCGAATGCGATTCGTAATATCGTCTCGGTAGAATTTTCCAATCCAACGGATGGACTTCCTCCCGAAAAGCTAGAGTTGCTAACAACGGTTAAGAATTCCCTTCAAGTCGATAATCCAGCGGCAGTAGTCGGTGGAAAAGAAGGGGAGACCGATGAAGAAATCAAACAAAATGCCATTGCTAATTTCGCGACCCAAAATCGTGCGGTAACCAGAGACGATTATTTGGTTAGGGTGTATTCTCTTCCGGCTAAATTCGGATCAATTGCCAAAGCGCAAATCATCACGGATACAAGTCTGGATGTTGGTGTTAATCGGGTTATTACTGGGGTCATCAACACGGAAAATGTGGCCCAAATTGCCGACAACAGTATCGGAAACTATTTCCGAAAAATCACCTATGACATCAACAATCCATTTTCAGTCAACATTTATTTGTTGAGCTATGACGCCAACAAGAATCTTGTTCCGTCAAATCAAGCTCTTTTGACAAACCTGATGACTTACATGAAACGATATCGCATCATGACCGATGGAGTCAACATCATCGATGGCTATATCATCAATATTGGAGTGGAGTTTTCTATCACGGTGTTCAAGGGATATACCAAGAAGGAAGTTCTCATGAACTGCATTACTACCGTTCAAAATTTCTTCAATATTGACAATTGGAATTTTTCACAGCCCATCAATTTGAGTCAGTTGCAATTGGAAATTGCCAAGGTCGAGGGCGTTCAGGCGGTTGTGAACCTCAAAATCGTGAACAAAACGATATTGGATGGGAATTATTCAACGGTTGAATATGACATCCCATCGGCCACCAAGAATGGAGTTATTTACCCATCAGTCGATCCGTCGATTTTTGAAGTCAAGTTTCCCGATAGTGATATTATCGGAACGTGTCTTTGATTTCCATTTGAATATTTATATTGGATATGCACCATCACCTATTTCCAACCGAGGACACCTATGTAACGAATCGTTCTGATTACGAAGACAAAAATTTTGGCATCAACGAAATTCTTCGTATTGGTACCGACAACCAGAGCGTGCGGGCGTTACAGTCTACTAAAGATTATAGTTATGTTAATGTCGTTTGGACGAATCATTGCGCTTCAAGTTTTACTGGGAGGTTAACTGGTTCCTTTTCCGGAAGTGCCGAATCCGTTAACGGAACGGTAAATTCCAGTGCGTCCTTTAGTTCTTCGTATTTTAGTGGTTCTTTGAACGGCGGAGTTATCACCGAAACCAGCGGGGGCTTCTCTGGAAGCCTCGTAGGGTTCATGACTGGGTCTTTAGTCCAAGCATACCTCCCAAACTTTAACGGCTCTCTGACGGGCAGCTACGGCAAAATAACAGGCAATGTAACAGGGACTGACACTCGCAACGAGAACTATTGGACCACCACAACCACAAAGTTCATGGATCGAACCCTGATAAAGTTTGATTTGACGGATATTTCGACCTCAATTTCCAACGGGGAGATAACTTCTCCTAAATTTAAGCTCAATTTAAAAGTATGCAATGAGTATCAACTCCCGATCTCATATAAAATCTATGCCTTCCCGGTGAGCCAGAGTTGGGTTATGGGCAATGGATATTATTATGATGGAGGGTCGGATGTAGGAGTGAGTTGGTATTATCGAGATTATGCTGATGGTACGGCATGGTATGCGCCTATGACCACCAGTATTCATCCCGTCGTTGATTTTTTGAATACTCCGGCCAACGCCACGGCATCCTTTGCATATGGTGGAGGAACATGGGATTATATCACGGCAACTCAAAGTTTCAATTACGAAGCCGCCGACATTTCTATGGACGTGACCAACATTGTCATGTCGTGGATCAGCGGTACTCTTCCAAATGAAGGATTCATCCTCATGTCCTCGGATGAAATCATTAATAGCGGTTCGGGATTTTCGTTAACTTTCTACGCCAAAGACACAAACTCGATCAATTCTCCTTACTTAGATATCATGTGGAATGATTGGTCATGGAGTTCTGGCAGCATTGGAACATCCAGCGTGGCCATAACCACTCATTCTGGAATGGATGTTACGGTTCAAACGGGATCAACTTTTACATTTTCCGGTGGGGTGAATGGAACGTTTTCGGGGAGTGCCATGGTTTCGACAACATATGTCAATTCTTTCGACTACTCCGCATCAGGTATTGTGCTTGGGAGGGGATTAACAGGAAATATAATTGGAATGCCGGTAATAGGTTCATTTACTGGGGTATTAACGGTTTCACAATCCACCGTCACCGGACCTTGCGGTTCGACGTTCAATGCTCAAATTATCAGCGCCTCTTTTACGGATGGAGTGTTCAATGGATTACCGTTTTCGGGGTATTATATTGATGGTCAATTTGAAAATGCTCACATTTCAGGCTCATGGCCTGTTTCCACGATTGCCGGAGCCCATGTCACAATGGCACTTCCATCTGGAATTGATCCTTATGCATATGCGATAGTAACAGGCCCATTCGTTTGGGGTAAAGCATTTGGAACCTATTTAATTTCTGGATCAGTCAGTGGAAGTGTAGGATCAGAAAGTGCCAGTTTCTCTGGGCAGTTTATTGATGGACCATTGGTTGGTGGAGTTGTGAACTTCCAATTAAGCGGAAGTGTGTTTACGTCAAGTTATTCCTACACAAGTAGTTTTGAAACGACTTCAAGTGGATTCACTCCACTCGACACTGACCGTTCCTTCACGGTTCTTGTCAAGAATCTCAAATCCGAATACAAGGGTGGAGATGTAGCTCGAATCAATGTTTTCGGACGACGAGAGTTTCCAATGAAAACTTTCGCCAAAACATCCCAACAGTTGGGGTATTTCGTTCCTGAACTATTGCCAACTTCTTCATATTACGCCATCAAAGACAATATGAGTGAAGAAATAATCGTGGACTTCGATAATTATACTAGGATAAGCTGTGAGTACCCATATGGAAACTTCTTCATGTTGGATACTACAGGCTTGGCCCAAGAACGACCATATCGCATTTTGGTCCGAATTGAGAATAGTGGGTCGAGATACACTTTTGATAACGGCGATGTGTTCAAGATAACGAGATAAGATATGTCATTCAAAGAAAAGTTCGGTCAGCAGATAACCAACTTCCAACGATACGGGTCGTATTCATATGAATATGATTCGGCTGGAAACTGCATTTTCAATTCATCTTCCAATGATTTTTCTCAGGTATTTTTGGCGTTTCCCTTACCCAATTATTCCTATGACAATAGCAAGATTTTGAGCTTTTATAATCCAACTTTTACTGAATTCATCCCACAGGCAATTTCAAATATGGTAACTCCAGAGGTTATTTCCCAGATGCAAAAAGATTTGGAAGCGGAGAAGGCGCAAACGAGCGAGTTAACCAAACAGCTTGATAGTTTGATTGCAATTAATGAATCGACTCCATCGCTGGCCAGTAAACAAGCGGCCAAGCAAGTCATTTTAGAGTTGCGGAAAGCGATGGGACAAGGACGAGTAGATTCGGATTTTTCAAGTGATTTTCCTTATGCTCCGATTAAAAAAGAATCAAGTCTTGTTGAAGGGACGACCACAAACACCAAAACCTAATGGCAATTCCTTATCCATATACTTCTAGTAATGTTGATCATATCAACACAGGCTCGTATTTGAATCAGAAAGAAACACAACTGTTTCTTTCGGGATATGGTGTTGACGCATGGTACGGTCTTTCCGAAACCGATGTCATCGAAGTGTCGGCGTTTGATTTGGATCAAAATCAACTCGGGTGGGCTACAATTAATACGGAAAAAAACTATAAACCAGTTACACTAAGTTATCTGGACGAATTTGACCGTCCGATGACATACTCCTATCGAGAATTGGTTAGTGATTTCATTCTGTATAAGAATTCTAAAATCCTTGTTAATCCAAGTGAACAATTGTCGGCTTCCTTTGGAATTTTACAGGGCAGCTACATCCTGACGTATAATTTCATTCGAGAAATGGCAGGAAGTCCAAGTTTACCACTGGTAGTTAAGGATATTTCGCCATCGAGAAAAGAAATAAAGCTCGTTACAAAGGGCAATAATACCGCTCGTTACCAAGCATTTTGCCATAAAAAATTTCAAGTTAAGGATGTTGCCCCACTTCTTTTGCAATTGACTTCTCAATGTCCTTACGATCAAATTTACGCTCGACTTAAGAATCAATATGCTAACGAAATTGCATTTTTAAAGCAGTTATTGTTTTTGGATACGGATGGAGCGTTTATTGCGTTTTTACGAACGTTGTATGAAGATATCGTTGTGTATACCGCTAGTGGTGAAGAACGAATCAAACGGACACAAGGTATTCGTGGATACTATCAAAATTTTCTTCTCTCTCACTATGAAACCATTTCCGATTTCATTTTAATTGATGACGAATATGATAAGTTTACCGTTCTTCGAGTAGACCAACAATTCAAATCGTATGGGGTTCAGACCGGAGAAAACTTTATTAAGGCCAAAAGGTTTTTGGTCAATTTCTTTACGGAGAACTTCTATCATCCGATTACCCTTTCAACGAAAACAGCCTTTGATCAAAAATACTATTCATATTTTAAGAATGCGCTCAATCTTGGAAACAACCAGATGTTCACAATTTTGGATCATGCCTACATGGATGAGAAGATCCAAGAGACCGACCCTCTGACATTGTTGTTAAAACTTAAAGATGAATTACCCGATACCGTCAAAGTTCAAACGGAATGTTGGGTAAGTAATATCAGTATTGCTCCATTTGTCGTAAAGGCAATTGTTCGTAATCCGGCGTTTGGGAAAACGGTGAAAATTGGATCTGCCAATTTCACCTTGGAAGCCGAAACTATCAGCTTGTATAATGTCAACGAATCCTATACGGCAAACGACTTAAGAAATTCATCGGTTGAACAACAAAATATTGATATTAACAAGAAAATCAATGAACTCCCAGTTGATTACACGAACTTTTCAAATTTCATTGTTTTTTCATCGGCGACTCAAAGGCTTGCTAATTTTAAGAAAAAGACTTCAACATGGTACATGTTAAGTTCATCTCTTGTAGCCCTTGACTATAACTCCAGTCAATCTCTTTTGTCCGGCAACCTGTACCCGCAATATTCATTGGAACGTGGTTCATTGGAAGCCCAAATGTCAGATATTATTACGTCGTTCGATGGCTATGAGTCCTATCTTTTTAAGACAGGTTCTTATACCTATGACGCAATATCGGCCACGTTTGTCAGTTCCTCGTACGTCTCTGAACAAGATTTTACCGCCTCACTCTACGATAGGACAAATCGAGATAGCTTACTCAACAATACCCCAGCCCACATTATTTTGGATGAAGGTAACAATGACTACTTGATGTTCTTGAACATGATTGGTCATTTCTTCGACAATATCTATCTTTACATAAATAATCTCCCATCAGAAAAATCTTTGGAAAATGACCCCACGAAAACGTTTTCCAAGAAGATGGTTGATTATATGCTGGATTCTTTTGGGTGGAAAATTGGAAACACGGATGAAAATTTGTCCATGGTTCAAACCTACACTGCGAATGTATCGTCTTCGATGTCAGCCAATGATCGAACTCAAGCTATTCGAACCCGAATTCTTAATACCCTTCCAGAAATTTATAAAACCAAGGGCACTGAAGATGCGATCAAGTTGCTGTTGGCTTGTTATGGAATACCTTCCAATTTGTTGGATGTTCGGGAATATGGGAATAACGATTATACGACTGCATCGTTAGTGACATACACCAAACGAGAACGTGCATGTATGTTTGTCTCTTCGGGGTCGGGAATAGTTGTTTCTGAGACCTTTGCCCTTCGCCCCGACGTGCGAACCATTGAGTTTAAATTGGCATTTAATTCTCCTGAGAGAATAACCCCACGTTCCCCAGAAATATTTGCGTCATGCGGGCATACATACAATATTCTCTATGATTATAACTGGACCTATCATAATCAGTCGCCATTGTACATTTCTCTTTCGATCATTCCTCGGGGATGGTATAGCAAACAGGATCTTCCGGCATGGGAAATCGGTTATTTTCGAGAATATGGCAATATGGGTCGGATATATGCCAAAGTAGCAAATATTAACGCTTCCGTTTATTCCCGAGGACAAATAGGAACTCTTTCGGGGTCTTTCGATGGTACCGTTATTACAGCAAATGGAGTAGTAGCCTCCAGTGCTATTTTCACATCATCATATTTCTTTGGAACAATTGATGGGGGGCCTCTGGCGATAGTTAGTGGAAGTGTTTCCGGTAGTAATGTGTCGGGTTTAGTTACGGGTTCGATCACAACACATGGAACACTCCAATTCGACGGAGAACTATCGGGAGCAAACATTGTCGTTAAAACGGGAACGTTTAACCAGACGGACGAATACTTGGCTGCAATAAATCCAAGTGAACTTATTTCGATTGGCAATAATCCTGAAAATGGGCTTTATTTGACCAGCAGTCTGTTACCATTGTTTGATGGAGGGATTTTCAACGTTCGGCTTCGTAGAAATGAACCTGACCCTGCGTATCAATATGCCATGAACGAGCAAACTGTTCCTGTCGTATATGATTTAACAGTTCAAAGAAATGAAGCTGGACGAAAAATTTTTCGAAGTATGGATTCCGTTATTGGCCATTATAATGAGAATATGGCGTGGGATGGTATATCCACAAATGATGTTTGGGAGACCACCGGAAGTCTTGGAACTACCACAACTTCTTCGATTTTGTTTGGAGATGTCTCCTATGACGGCAACGTGTTTATGCGTTTCGGAAATGCCATGGTTTGGGATGTTCCGATTTCCGATTCCGATTTTGAAATTCATTGTAATGATTATAGTTCTTTTTCCTACAGTGGTTCGGATGGTGAAAAACATCTTATTACTCGAATTGACGCTGATGAGGTCACGAATTTTGCAACGGAATATTGTTATCAATATCTCGATTATACAACAAACTTAACTTCGAGTTATGGATATACTTCAGGAAGATTAGAAAACAAATCCGAATATTATTCAACGTATGTTAACAAATACAACCAAGTTTATGGTTCTGGAAGTTGGACTGGAGCTAAGACTGGAAGTCTTTATAGCATTGAGAAATTTACTGGAAGTCTGTCTGGAATTGTTTCTGGAAGTATTTCTGGGAGTGGTGAAGGGAGATTTGTATCCCGTAGCTTCATGCATGGTCAATTTACAGGCTCCATGGCCGGAACTTTCAATGGTATTGCTCTGGGACAAATGACGAGTTCGGCGGCAACCGCAAGTGGACTTTTTGGACAGGGTGTTTGGAATGGAACCGTTTTGGGAGATGACATTATTTCCCAAAGCGTTTTTACCGGAAGTTTTTCGGGCCAAGCATCAGGAAGTTTCTTCGGAATCATGTTCGGTCAATGTACGTCAAGTAAGTTTGGAACTCCCGTTGGTTATTTTTCAGGAAATCTTTTTGGTGACAATTGGACGGGTCAGTTTACCGGAAGTATAACTGGAAGCATTCGTGGAATCTACATGACCGGATCATTTAACGGATCGGCGTCCGGAAGTCAAATTTTCGTTCAGGATTTCGGTAGTCTTGACAGTATCACAACCCAAATTTGGTATGGATCTTTAACGGGAAGTTTGAATGGAAGTTTCACCGGAAGCTCTGGTCAAACTACATGGACAGGAAGCACGTTTTGGATTGAGAATTATGGTGGTTTTTATTACTCTGGTCAAGCTCTTTTCTCCGGTTCCATGAAAGGCGTAACAACGAGCAGTATTGTCGAAATTCTTGATCCTAGCCATACCGCCACCTATTCCACGGGAATGTACTCGGGTAGTTTCTTACAAATATGGACGGGAAGTCCAGTGCTGTTGTATAACAAGCCCGTCATGCCAACGGATATTGTTTGGTACTCACAAGCTGACACTTGGACACCTATCAATCCGATTATCGTAGCTCAAGAAAGTTATTGTAATGGTACGATTGTCATGAGGTTACTTGAATCAGGATACCCATATCAATACTCGGTTGAAGATATAGAGAAAACCTTTACAACTCCAAACTATGGCCCAAATCGTTACAAAAACGAAAAGATTAAGCCCAATCCACAAACGGTAGCGACTCGATTAGACGATAAAGACAGATCCACTTACAATCAAGTACAGAACGTTCATGCGGATTCGAACTTGTTGGGGCTCTATCTGGATCCACAGGATGCGAAGAATCGTGATATTGTCAAATATTATGGTAACAATAATTTGATGGGCCTGATTGCCGATCCTTCCAATATGTTTTCGGCGTCCTATGGGGATCTTAAGGAACTCAATGAGCAATATAATTCTTTTGGGGATCGACGGGTACTTTACAATGAATTGATTACTCTTTATAAGATCTATTTCAATCACTCGATATTTGATACCGTAAAAAATGTTGTTCCTGCTCGTGCCAATGTTCGAACGGGAATTTTGGTTGAACCCACGGTGCTGGAACGTCCAAAATATCAACATCATCAAATCGTTCCTGAAATAAACACGGGGTCAGTCGTGTATTATGATATGGTAGCCAGTCATTATGCCAAAGGGCCTGTGAGTTCAAGTGTTTATGGAAAAGATATCATTACCAAAATTCTTCGTTTTCATGAAGCCGATGGTAATACATCTAATGGAAAAATGGAATTGCTATATGGAGAATTTAACAATAACACTTCATATGTTCAAACGGGGTTTCACACGGCTTCTCTTCCGGCAAACTTAACGATTGATTTGGATTTGTCATACGTGAATGAAGCTAACTTCATTTATTCCGTTAACTACGGCGGTGGATACATTTCGGATTTAACTGACAACATCCAGCATGGTCATTATGCCAGCCTCGGTGAAGATATGGCCTATCCCGGCGCAGTTGGGGTAACAACTTCTGATGGTAGTAATTTTACGTTCATGGTTAAGAAATGGGATAAATACACCATTTATTCCAAAAGCGGATCATATGTTCGGAATTCTAACAAAACCGAAGATGTGTATCTTTCCCATTCAATTTGGCTTTATAGTTTGACAGAGATGAGTCCAGACGGATATGCAACCTATTTTTATACGGCGAGTAAATATGAACGTTCGGGTTCAAGTTTTGACTTAACCGATGCCTCAAATTTGGCCATTATTGATGGCGTTCCTTCTTATTTCCATCGGGTCAATACCGCAAAAAATACCTCAAATGAACGAATTAACACGATTCGCTCTGGAGCCGACCATATTTCCTCCCCATATGTTTTGGCCAGTGGAAGTCAAAACATTGCGGACCAGACTTATTTTGAAGTATTTGGAGGGTACCCAAGGAATCACTATACTCACAAACGAATGCAATACAGTCCAGTAAAGTTTTCGAGTTTTAATGGGAAATACAAGACTCAGACTCCTTCAATTTACGTCAGATCCCGTCAAACCGTTGAGACTACAATTGACGATAAGTCGGGATTAGGCGATGCGTCTTTACCCATACAGACCATTCAGACCAGTAACGTTAATTTGATAAAGAGCGACAATGTGATAAATCAGTAAAAAAGAGTTCTACGGCAATACTTATTAGGTGAGAGAACTAATTTTATAAAATGACATATGGCATATATTGATAACCAAACAATAACGGTTGACGCGGTTTTGACCAAAAAGGGACGGGAATTACTTGCGAAAAATGGAAATCTGAACATCACCAGTTTTGCGTTGGCCGATGATGAAATTGACTATACCCTCTATCAACCAAACCATCCCAATGGAAGTGCTTTTTATGACATTGCTTTAAGGAACGCTCCTGTATTTGAGCCGTTCACCGATGAAACGCAAGTTATGAAGTATAAATTGGTCACTCTTAACCAAGGAGTCACTTCCATTCCAGTTATATCAATTGCCCAAGATAAGATCAACATTACCCGTGATTTTACTGGGGATATTATTATTTCTCCATCGACGAACCCGGCTTACAACTTAACCGCAGGTTATACGGCTATTCTTGGAAACAAGAATGTCGGAACTCTGGTCGTGGAAGAAAGCAATTCTATAAACTCCGTTTCAAATACGATCCCAACCTTTGCGGGAGATATTAACACCGCAAGTTCTCAGGTTGTCGTTGGAAAGAAATTCCGTTTCATCCCCAATGCGCAACTTGGTCGCACCACGACAACGAATTTGACTATCGTTGGAAATGAATCCGGTGGGAGTCTCAGTATTGAGGTTACGGTTACAGTATCAACTACAAGCTAATTGACCTATGATTTTTAACACCTTTCAAGACACAGATATCGTATCCGGACGAACGACACGGGTAGCTAGCGGGTTTTGGCCCGAGGGCGTGACCAACTGGAGCCAGAGTCTTCTCGTGAACGATTTCTGGGATCTGACAGGTTCGGCAGCGACACCATCGCCAGCTTATGGCGCTTCCCTTTATGATGTGAGACGTACCATGTATTACGTCAACGTGTTTCCAAGTAACACCGAAAAGGCAAACAACGATCCTTACTTCTCAGCAACTTATGGCCATATTGGAGGAAGTGGTTCATTTGCCAATGAAACCTCAAGTATTCGAGCAAATCCAACGAAGGAAGTTTACACACAATATAAGAACCTTTTATTGGGAACGTCAGACTTGGATGGTAAGTTCAGCTTTAAGACGGGTAGTGCTAGTGGAACAACGGACGCCAACGATATTTTCGTTTTGACCTTCTCCACTTACAAAATGAAGGACCGTATCGATGAAGGAATTTTTCAGATTTCTTTCTCCGGTTCTTTCGGTTGTAGAACTTACATTGATGACTCCCCAAATGAAACTCAGGTCAAAACGGTTTACAACTTGATTTCAGGCTCATTGGAAACAGGTATTCTCCCAACGGCAGTTTATGAAGGCATTGGCTTGCTATATCCAAACAACGGAATCTTGGTTTTGAACGCTGAGAAGTTGAGTGAAGTTGTTGGAATGAAGACCGCTGCCTATGCCGCCGATGAACTCGGTGGAGGATTCAATTACAATAGTGCTTCCTTTGCAACGGAGTTTGGACAGAACCATAAAGTCATTGCCGAATCCATTAAACTAGCTGGAGATGCTGGTGGAGTTGATAACCAAATCAAGATTCGCAAGTCGGAATATGTTCCCGCAAAACATTATTTCATTCGAGTGAAGAATCGTGATTTCAACTATAGCAATAACCCAACGTATGTGTATGATGGCACCGATGGATTACATGCTAAAGGAACTATTCGAAATGCGGATTTTGTTAATGACCCCCGCACGTATCCAACAACAATTGGTCTTTACAATGATAATAACGAATTGGTCGCTGTTGCGAAATTCAGTCGTCCAGCGGTCAAAACACCGGATAATGAGCTTTTGGTCAAAGTTCGATTGGATTTTTGATTAAGAACTCTTTATCCAATTGAAGTTCGAGAACTCGATACCTTGAAAATAAATTAGCTGCACATAACGAATATCAGATCGTTCGGGTTTGGGAATCAGACATTAAGAAAGACCCTTCAATTGTGCTCGAATACGTATTGGGATGATATTTATACTCGTCCATGATAAAACAATTACGTAAATACGATGTACAGACCACTCCATTCCTTGCGACCAAAGATTGGCATTTGCTGAATGTTCAGCACCAAGATCTGATCTTAATGGAAGTGGCTTCGGAGATTCCAGTTGGCTCCGGAAACGATACATTTGTTTCACTTGAATTCATCGATTATAGTTTTGGCTCGCCATATGGTGTTCTAAACACCGATTGCAACATCGCTCTTGAACAGCAAGAAGCCGATCCGGTGATGTACGAAGAAGGTATCAGTGGTAGTGGACTGTTTTATCCCGACGATGAAAAAAACCCCACTGGAACATACAAACGTCTGATGTATAATCAGATACTTCGAGCGTTTTATAATACTTACCACAACCCTTTACAGATTTTTGGCATTGAACAGGTGGATTTCCAAACTTCTGGAATGCAGAGATATCTCAGTAATTATTTTCGAGTTTTTACGATTCCTCAACTCAAATTTGGTGACAAAATTGCCAAGGGGTCGGTTCAATTCATTGACAATACGTTTGATGATAATTATATTGTCGAGGATGACTGCCAAGGAAACCTGATCGCCAGCCCAAATTTGTTTTCAAAAGCTCAAGAAATTCGACATTTCGAAAATGTTTATGTCGATGCAATGGCAGATTACGTTTGTCCCGATCCAATTGTTGCGCCTCCAAGTGGATCTCCATTGGACCTAACATCCTCTTTAACTCATACATCGATCTCAGGAGGAATTCAAATTTATCCATTTACCGCCTCTTTAACTTGGACCGACCCATTTACCAATGAATCCGGATTTTATGTTTTCATGGCAACGCAAGAAACGACGGCTTCTGCATGGTCAGCGTACAATTATATTCTTTCGACACCATCCAATGTTACGAAATCCGTTGTTTATTATAAATCCCCCATGGTTTCAGCTTCTTTTTACGTTAAAGCGTTTAATGTTTTAGGAACCTCATCCATTTCCGGGACTTCCTATAACCAAATTACAGGTTCAAGTAGTGAAACGGTTTGGGAAACATGGTCGTTGCCATGGGAGACCCTCACGAACAATTGGGAGTTATATGTATAATTTGATGATAAACATTCTAAAACTTTCTATTTATTTGTGAATCTTTATGCCAATTTCTTTAACAGGTCAATCGCCATCTTCGTCCTACAACACACTTGTTGTAACGGATGGCCTAGCAGTGTATAATGGCGTTGGGACACCATTAACTTTTCTTACCGTCACAGCATCTGTTGCCGTTTCGAGTAGTTATTCAACGATAACAACGATTCAACAGTTGAATACGACCCAATCTTTATGGGCTACACAATCATTATTTTCCATTAGTGCCTCATGGGCTTCCAGTTCTCTAACGACTTCGTACTGGAATAGCAGTTCTGTGAATGCTTGGACAACCAACAATTTCCAATTCAAAATTGCAACTGGATCTACGGTCCCAATTACTTCCAGTCAAACAATTACGGCTTCGTATTGGGATAGTGGTTCCATAAATTCATGGACATCCAATAATTTCCAATTCAAAATTGCAACGGGATCCACGTATCCAATTACGGCAAGTCAAACATTGACGGCCTCCTATGCTTTGAATGCAGGAACTTCATTTGGACTAGCAACTGGTTCCACTTATCCATTCACGTCCAGTCAGTCAATTACAGCTTCGTATTGGGACAGTGCTTCCATAAATTCTTGGACAACCAACAATTTCCAGTTCAAAATTGCAACTGGATCCACGATTCCTATCACGTCCAGCCAAGCATTAACCGCATCCTATGCTTTGAATGGAGGAACAGGTGGAGGGCTGGCAACAGGATCCACGTACCCCTTTACTTCCAGTCAAGCCATAAGTTCTTCGTGGTCACGAATCACAGATGTTGGAAACCCAAATATTGATTACGCTCCCCTTTTTAACGCTAGTCTCATAGGAACCAATGGTGGTGGTACTAGTCTTTTTGCCTTTAATACCGCCACAGGTTCTTTCCGAGCAACCTTATTTCTTGGAACGTTAACTGGGAGCAGTTACGGTACTGCAAGTTTTTCAACCTCGGCTTCCTATGCATTAACTGCCTCCTATGCCATGAATGGCGGTGGAGTTGGCGGGGGATTAGCAACTGGATCCACGTACCCTTTCACTTCGAGTCAATCAGTAACTGCTTCGTATTGGAATTCCAGTTCCATAAATTCTTGGACAACCAACAATTTCCAATCAAAAATTGCAACGGGATCCACACTCCCTATCACTTCCAGTCAAGCGATTTCGGCCTCTTATGCTCCTAATTCGGCAATTGTCAACGGTGGTAGTTACAATATTAGTGCTTCGTGGGCTTCGGCTTCGGCCTTTGCTCCAGTTGTTTTTAGTAATGTCCAAATCGTCAATGGGCAACTCTTGATTTTATCTGATATTGGGACATGGTATGCTCTTAGTGTTGTAGATGATGGACTTGGTTCCTTTACTACTCAATTAACTTCGACAACAAATACTGGGTCTTACTATGCCAGTGGAAGTGTTTATTACATTACCAATTCAGTTCAAATCACTCAGTCTATTTTTGCAACGTCGGCTTCGTATGCATCAAGCTCTTTAAGTTCCTCATATGCTCGAACGGCCTCGTATGCTTTGAACGGAGGTGGGGGAGGATCTTTAGGAACTGGATCCACATACCCCTTCACTTCCAGTCAATCGATAACCGCCAGTTATGTTAGTCAATCGGTTATAGGCGATGGAATATTTCGTATTGTGTACATCACAAGTGCCAGCTACGCCTTATTAAGTCCACCCGTATCAACAACGTTATATGTTATTTCTTCTTCAACTCCAATATAATATTTATGCCTAGTTATCTTTATCTTGGTTCCAATCCAGTAGTTCTCGGAGGATTTTCTAATACGGGAACATCAACAACTCCTTGGGTTCGGCCTACCGATTGGTTGGCCATGCCCCAAACCGGTTCCAGTGGAGGCTTCGTAGGTCTATTGGCAGTCTATTCTTCATCTTTCAGCCCCGTAGCTCTTTCAGCCGTTGGCGCATTTACCGTCAACTGGGGTGATGGAAACACATTCAATTATTCAAGTAGTCAAATAGCATACTATACACATAGCTATAATAATTTACCCTCTTCCAGTTGGTCATCAGGTAGCAACGGTATGGGCAACTCCGGTTCCATAGGGTATCGTCAAGCCATTGTACAATTAACCCCATCGGCATCGGCTCTAACAAGTGTCATTATGTCAGGTAAGCATTATCTGCTGAATGGGGCGTCGGCCCCAGCCGTAAACTGGTTGGATGTTCAAATTGGGGGACCGGATATAACCTCTTTAAGCATTGGTGGGAACACGTTACGATATCCCCTCTTGGAGCGAGTGAATATCAGTAACATCCCGAACTCAGCCTCGTTTACATCACTTGCGACCTATTTTCAAAATTGCGGAGCCTTACAAGATGTTACTATTTTTGATACCGTAAACGTAACGAATTTCTCAAATCTCTTTTATGAGTGTCGATCCCTACGAAATATCCCTGTATTGAATACATCCAAGGGAACCAGCTTCACTCAAACTTTTTATAACAATTACAACCTGTTAACGATCCCGGCATGGGATTTTCGTAGTGGTTCAACGTTTACTTCCACCTTTAATGGATGTGCTTCGATCCGGACAGTGGGTAACTTGACCTTTACTACAGCATCAACATGTCAAGGTATGTTTCAAAATTGCACGACGTTAGAATCGGTAGGGGATTTCGATACTTCAATTTGCACCAACTTTTCCGCTATGTTTCAAAGTTGTCAGAGGCTTCAACAAGTTGGAAGCTATAATACGAGCAAAGGAGCGACATTTAGTAGCATGTTCCAAAATTGTTATACGATAAAGGAAGTTCCATTATTCGATTTACAAAGCGGATCGAACTTATCATCAATGTTTGCGGGTGCTAGTTCATTGGTAACCGTACCTCAATTTAATACGAGTACGGGATCGAATTTAGCATCCATGTTTTCTGGATGTTCTTCTTTGGAAATAGTTCCGTTGTTGAACGTCACCTTAGCCACAGGATCCGGGGCCATGGCAAGTATTTTCGCCACTTGTGCCAGCTTGAAAGTGGGAGCTTTATCAGGATCACAATCGACATTGAACTATACAAGCTGTTCATTGTTTGCTCCAGAACTGCGACAAATTTTCAACTATTTGGTTCCTACTGGATCTATCGCATGTAGTATTACCTGCTCAGCCAATCCCGGTTTGTTGGATTTATCTCCAGCAGAAATCACATCTTCCGTCCTCAATAAAAACTGGACGTACAAAGGATAATTTTATGAAAAACAAACTCAAAAAAATGTTGCCATGGTTAGGAATCATTTTTTCCATTTTTGTCATTGCGGCTACATCTAAGCAATTAATCGGGCCAACGAGTGCGACAACTCAAAACGCTATCGTACGTTGGAGTGATTCGAGTTCATGGAAAGTAACTAATTCCGTGGTGATTATTGATGACTATGGAAACATTAGTGGTATAAACACTCAAACGGTGGAACAGGTTAATGCGACAATAGGAACGGTGACCAATGGGGTCGAATGGCTACAACAAACCACGACTCCCGCAGCCGCTGATATTGGCGGAACGGTGGGATCAGTTACGAACCATGTTTTAGTTAATTATAATGGGGCATTGTATGATTACTATTCCGATGGAACTACCGTTTGGAATAAAAAACTTTCGCCTTAATTCATGCTGAAACAAATAAACTTATGAATTGTTCTATTGCTAAGAAGTTTCAATTTTTCATTATTTCGTTGATGTTGTGGGCATCTCTTTTATCCTCACATGCGACCTATGACCCAACGTTTACTCTTATTGGCGACATGAGATTACCGGGGGCTACTTCGGTACAAGGCTGGGCCAATTATGATGTATCGTATATGGCCATGGTAGAAGTTTACACCAACCTTACAGTTCTAGGACAGCGGGCTGGGATTGATTGTCCAGTTTCCGCTCCGGCTGGAGCCTATAAAGTTTGGCTTGGTATTGCAACGCAAGGAACAAATTGTAGTGTGGAAATAACTGGTGGGGATGGGTCGGTTACGAATACAGCTATAGCAACCACGGACATTCAATCCGTTGGTACATTAGTAAGTACGATTCCCATTACAAATTTACAATTAACGGTTACTCGAATTAGAAACTCAACCTCTCAAAATTATTGGTTTGGGGCTATTGGGTTAAGTGACACAAACTACGACTATATTTCCGGAACAACACGAATGGTCGATTTCAGTCCTATTATTACCACAAACTCAACCGCTGTTAAAGGTAATTATCTTCCAAATTCATCGTTTGAGTTTGGAATGGATGGTGGGTGGACAGGAGGAAAATCCGCTCAGGTGGGAGTTGAGCCATGGTACGTCAACATGGTTACCAACGCCGGATATCATGGAACTTATTCTGTTGTCATTGCAAACGACAAAATTGCCTCGTCCCCGTATAATTTGTTTTCGCCAACAATCAATTTGCGAGGAGATCGTAATTGGAGAAACTATACTTTATCGTTTTATTACCGGGCAAATGCAACCTTTACGGCAACTACCAGTTGGGGATTAAACTATACGAACGATTTAGATGGGGTGGCTAATTTTGAAACGTCAACGAGTTGGACTCGCTTTAGCACAAACTTATGGCTTCGTCCGTTTCCAAATCGAGTATTTCAATTTCAGATACGGCATGTGAATGCTACAGGCCGTTTACAAATTGATGGCGTGCAGTTTGAAGAGGGAGGTTTGACGGCGTATTCCCCAACGGATGCGGTTGAATCCAGTATGAAAATCAACCGAAACGGTAATGTATTTGATGTCGGGGATGCCAGAAATATCATTATTGAGTTATACAACTCAACGGCGTATAGTAGTAATGTGGTGTTTAACTACATGGTTTATGATTGGAAAAATCAACTAATGACATCAAATGCGGTTGCCTATACAGCAACGGCTGGTTATTCGGAGAACACATTAACGCTTGCAACAACAAATCTAGGAACATCACGAGTTCAAGGTTGGTTACAAAACTCTCCCAACACTACTCCGGAGTTAGTTTTTAGCGTTGTTAATATCCCAAATACTTTAAATGTAAATACCAATTCTCATTTTGGAATTCACAACAATGTAGACGAATCGGCTTATAGTAATAATCTTTGGGGAATAGCATGGAATCGGAGTTTAAGTCCAGCAGGATTTATTGAGTGGGAACAAATCGAAGCCTCAACCAATGTTTTTACATGGACGACAACGGATGAAAAATTAAATGCGTGGACCAATCGTACGATTCCGTTTGTGAATTTAAGTGATGTGGCCGATATTCCCACATGGGCTTTAACAAACTCATTCCCCCGAGTGGATGCTTGGTCGAATTTCGTTTGGAAGGTAGTCAACCGATATAAAGATCGGGTTCAGTTCTGGGAAGATATCAATGAACCCTCAAGCTATAATGCAACGGCCTACGCAGATTTATTAACTCAGACGGTTGGTGCTGTAAAAGCAGCAGACCCATCAGCTTATTTTGTCGCCTTTGGTGGATTGGCAGAAGGAAGTGGGACCATTTGGGGATCCAACGTATGGACAGCTTTAGGGGCGACGGCAAAAAGTCAAATTGATGCAGTTTCCGTTCACCAATATAATTACATTGAAACATGGAACACGGTTTTAGATGATACGGATATTGATAATGATGTGGCTTTTGGAGTTTATTGTGACAATAAACCAGTATGGAATACGGAAACTGGAGCGTGGACAATTGGAGATTTTCGTGGCCGTAGACACGGAGGCCCAATCGGAGCTATAAGTTATGCCCGCCATAATGAAGAATATATTTTCCGAAATATTCAAAAAGTTGAACGACAATCTCAAAATTGGTTTCGTTCTCTGGGGCGAGGGATGCCAAAATATTTTTATTATGATGCTCGTCTTATTGGTCAAAATGGATGGGTAACAGCCACAACGGCTCCAACTTTTTGGAATTTCGATGATTCTTTTAACAGTATGGGGGTTGCATATTTATGGAGTGCCTATTTTCTTGAAGGATTTACTTCGGCGGTAGCAACATCCAATTCGGTTAATAACGTTATGGCGTTCGTATTTAATGCACCCAATAGCGGATCCAACACTTTGGTGACATGGTCTCTGAATCGGAGTAACTATATTGCCACAGTGACCAACGGAGGGTTTGGGGTTTATGATTTACATGGCAATCAATTAGTAACTAATTCAACGAGCATTCCAATTTCTCGCCGTCCAACCTATTGGGTAAGTCCAACATTAACTTCGATCCAATTGTCAAATATTTTTAAATATGCCACCATAACAGGGTTAGTAGATACAAACGCACCAAACGTAAGTATTGATGACACTCCTCATGGTAATGTGGATGGAAAACAATTACCTCTTCGTTTTCGATGGAGCGCCATAGACAATTTTCGAGTTAATACCGATGACAATCCTAAAGTCGTTAAAACTCGATATAGAATACCGGGGGTGTCAAATACATGGAGTGATTGGAGCGAAGTACGGTATATTGAACTCAACTCAATTCCATCAACCTCGGCGTATTTAGAGGTTCAAGCCCGAGATGAAGATTTGAATACCAGTACCTCAATGTATGGACCGACGTTTGGTCCTTCCTTTATTCCTGCAAAACCTATTGTGAACCCAAGTATTGCGACAACAGTCAAAGCCATGGTTCGTTGGTCCGACACGGGTGCGTACAAAGTTACAAATAGCACCATAATAATTGATGATTCCGGTAACACAATTGGCGTAAAAACTCAAAGTATAGCAACTTTAATCATTTCTAATAAAATCTATTTCACAAATGGAATGGTTTTTTTACAACAAAATAGTGCTCCAGTGGCTAGTGATATTGGTGGAACCGTTGGATCGGTGACCAATCATTTAATACGAAACGTCTTGGGAAATTTATACGATTACTATTCGGATGGTACAACATTATGGACAACTCAACTAGCTCCTTAAAACTTCTAATAGAATTTGTAAAAAAACAATTTTTCGTCGCGGGATTGTTTTTTTTAACAATTGGATCGATATATGGTCAACCATTAAGTATATCCATTACGTCCCAGACCAATAATCAACCTTCTGTTTCGACTTCTGTTTCTGTTTCTGGAAATAGTGTGGACGATATTTTGGTCACTTCCGTTACTTTAACAAATATCTCAACCTCAACCGGATTCACCGTCACTGGCACAACGTCATGGTCAACAACGGTTGTTTTACAACAAGGAACAAATATCATTCAAGCCATTGCCTCCGATGGAAATGGGAATACAGCCACCAATTCAATAAATATCATTGCGGTTAATTTGAGTAATTCATGGAGTCGTTCTCAATCTCCATATCTTGGGGTTCAATATTTACAAACGCAGAATCCAGCATCTCAACATACATTAATGAGAACCGTACCAGCAACTTACGTGAATCTTCCGATCACCTATGCTATCCTTACGGGCGGTCCTTACGGTGGTTATCCCAACGGAACAAACTATTACGATGCACAATATGCCCTAAATACTAGCTGGAATATTATTTTACAGTTTTCGGATATGCCAACCAATTTAATTGCGACGTATTTACCATATCTTGTAAATCGATATCCTTGTTGGATGGTGATTCCATTGAACGAAAATCCCGATACAAGTGAGACTTCACAAATCATAAAACTATATCGAGCGGCCTTACCAACCGTTCGTATGGGTGGCCCATCATTGTATCACATGGTAAACCCGCCATATATTGACGCATTGATAGCTAGCAATGCCTTTCAACTTTTGGACAGTTTTATCATGCATGATTATCTGGCCGTTCCCCTTAATGGTGTTTGTACGGATGGGTGGTGGACGAATAGTTATTATCATCCAAGTAATACTCCCACTGGATATCATCCAGAATGGTCTGTGGGAGATCTTCAATCTCGATTGGAGTGGATGCAGACTTATACCAATTTACTTCGCACGGATTATTTAGATACACCAAAGATCATGATTACAGAATATGGTATTTATCAAAATGATATTCCAGATGGGGCTTATGCGGGAGAGTTGTTCCGAAGAATGAAAATTCCGGTTTGGGTAACCGCCAATTTTGCTGCCACAAACCAATGCCCATTTAACAATGCTCTTTATGATGGGACAGGGGTAGGTTATTTTACGGAAAGTCAACAGACCTTTTTATTAAACATCCATTCTTTGAGACGTGGAATCACGAGTCCGGTTTTTAAGGTTGGGACATTGATAATTGGGCCATAGAATAATTGGTTATATTTCAGAAAATTCATCAACATAAGGAAAACTATGAATTGGTTAAAAGAAATACTAGAAGATAATAGTGGAGGCACATCCTCCAGTCGAGTTTTAATGCTTGTATGGGGGATTGGGGTGTTTGCAGTTTGGTGTTATGCATCGATCCATACTGGGGGAATCGTTCCCATTCCCGAATCTGTGATTACGGTATTGCTTGGTACAACGGCTATCAAAGCTGTTCAGCGGTTTGGAGAAAAATCCGAGCCACCCAAGGAATGATGACGTTTGCATAAAACGGGCATCCGTCTAATCGGATTTAATTCCTAAACATAGAAGGTATAATACGTTGAAAATTGCCGAGCGTTCATATTCTGAAATTGAACATTTTATACCACTCAAATTTTATGTACCGGTTGAACCATGAAACCATACTATTTTAAACCAATGAATAAAAGAGATTCCCGATGAAAAGACCTAGGAACGGACTAATTATACTTGACTGATTTATGTACGTTGATGTAAAAAACGAAGCTTATGGCTACTCCGTAGCGACACATGGAGACTACGTGGCAGCGGGTAATCCATGTCTTTTACGCTACGATATGTTGACCGCCAGTTTGTATCAAACCGGATCCGTTGATGTTTTCCGATACGATCATAATACGGATACGCACTTTTTTGTTGAGACCCTTCGAAAGCCGGTGGAAGACGATGAGGCTATTCTCATTGCCACCGAGCTTACTTCGATTATCGATGATGATTTAGAAACCGAAGAATTTGGGTTTGACTGGGAAACTCGACGGAAGAATTTACGGGTGGATTATTTACAATATTTCACTCCCATTGAATCCGATTATGGTCATACAATAGATTGGTTTAACAAAAAATTGGCGATTGGATGTCCTTATTACTGGGATAAATTTGTTATTGGAGGGACGACTTTTAACTTCACATCCTCGTGTGTTGATATCTGGGATTACACTTATTCCAAACGAACCATCTACACTTACAATTCTTTACCCTCCGTTGTAGGATATGGTTTTACAGGATCAATTTCCCCGGCGATTACCGTTGGATATTCAGCCTCTTTGGATTTCGGTCTCGTTGATCTAACCACAACTCGTCTGTACTATGAAAACATTTTTGTTCCACCGGGGTATGATGTTTTACTGGTTTCTGTCTCTGCTTCGTTCCAAACGCAATCCATGATTGTGGCCACCTTACCGGTTTCTCCGGATGGACAGTATGTTACCTATGCGTTTACCGCTTCTTTATCAGCATCGGTACATTCGATTCAATATAGCGGTAAAATTACCAACGAAATCCGTCACTATCATATTCCAAACCCTGATTTGGAATATTCGGAATCATTTGGTCATGTTGTTAACATCAACAATAACTGGCTGGCTATCGGGTCGCCTTTTGTCAGTAGTTCAAAAGGAATGGTATATCTCTACAAAAATGACTGTACTGGAAGTAATTTAAGCTGGTCTTTGTATCAGAAATTAGAGCCATCTTCTTTGGTTAATAATCAGAAGTTTGGTTGGGATGTGGCTTTGAACAAGAGTTTGTCGGGCGAAAATTGCCCAAACCGTTTGGTGGTGGGGTGTGGTGCCGCCGATAACAACAACGTTTATCTTTTTGAGTTATCCGAGTCTCTTTGGATCGAAACTTATCAGTTTCATCAAAATACAAGTTCACTAGCTCCATTGACGTTTAACACGTCGAGTTATCCAATTCTGCTCTCATCAAGTTATCAAACCAGTTCTTTCGGGTGGTCCGTTGCTTTGTGGGAAGATACGGTTTTAATCGGTGCCCCGACTGAAAGAGTTGTCTTTGAGTTCACCGGATCACAGGCATATGAACAGGGAACTGCCTATATTTTTGAACGTTGTGAATCTTGTAATGGGGTAGTTACTGCCTCCAATTATAGGCTGGCTCAAAAGATTTACGGGGATCAATACACCCTTAAAAATAACCGCTTAGGGTATGCTGTCAGCATCTATGGTTCTAACATGCTCATTGGAGTTCCAAAACGAGATGTTGATAGCATGACCTCGTGTTATGTTCGAGGATCTATTCCCCAACAACTTTATTGTAACGCTGATTTAGAAAACTCGATTAATGGCCAATGGATGTATTTGACAAAAAATTCAACTTCCATGGAATGGGAAAACCAGAAGGTGTTTCAAAAGAAGAAGCGGTTCATGTCTCCTTACCGCTCGTTTTCCGAAGATGTTGCAGTAGGAGATCAATCAATTGTCATCGGGGCTCCCATCCTCATGACAAACAGGGCTCGACAAATGGATATTGTGTATACGGCTAGCCTCGGAATATCCCTAGACGATATTATGGGAAAAGCATACATTTACAACCTGTGGAATTTTAAACCTCAATTTCATGTCGGAAATGTTTTCTATCGCAACGGAACAATTGTCGTAAATACTTCCGGATCGGCATTTGAAGGATTGTATTTCAATCCAACCTCTCCTTACACTTATGAATATTTGTTGAACTATCAATCCCATCACACGATTCATGAAAAACAAATTGTTTGTACCGTAGAACCGGGCGAATTTAATGTCAGCACCAATCCCACAGCGGTGGTCAAAGAAACCTCTCCTTTTGATGTGAATCGGAACGGAATATTTGATTTTCAAGATGCGGATATTTTGCTTCGTTACATGCAATACAAAAACAGCACAACTTTAGGGGGGTATTCGTTTGATTGGAGTTCGTCTCTCATCAAAAACGACGACGAAATTAGTTTCTACAATTACAACGCCGGACTTTGGTCCAACACAAACAATCTCTTTTCTTCCAGTTTGAAGCGATTTGAGAATGTGGATACGGGATATGCCGATCTTTTGGATTTTAACGAGGATAACAAAATTGATGTTAACGATATGTTTATTCTCTGGAAGTATTTTTCAAACCGATTAACGGAAAAAAATTATCAATCTTATATCAACAGTAATTGTGCTCGACAGCAAGTGAATACGGCGCTCATGTATCTAAACAGTGTGTCGAAACGAAATGCGCTTCCGATGATTAATACGACTTTCTCGGGGTATGATCAACAAAGCAGCGTTGATACAACAGGTTCTTACCTTGCGCCAATGGTCACAACAATTGGATTGTATAATGGATTAGACTTAGTAGCGGTTGCCAAAGTCGGGTCGCCAATCAAAATTCCAAAAACATTGCCCATAAATTTTGTCATTAAAATGGATTTCTAATGATATTTATATTCAGGAATAACTAACATATGGCAACTACAACTCAAATCGCAACCGAAAATAAGAGACCATCTCTGTCGCAAAACATTGAATCTCTCTACGCAACCATGCACGCTGGCGGGGCATTTGATGCTAAGTCGGATCTCGTCTTGGATGGAACTCGCAATCAGCGAGTAACCAGTTTACAGGAAATCAAACACACACCAAAAGGGTTTAAGACCAAAATGTTGGAGCAACAATCCGAGCTTTACATGGCACAAGATCAGAAAGTGGTAACAACTCGAATGCGAACCAGTATCTATGGAGATCATTCCAGTGTTCGTTATCATTAACAGGACCTTCACAATAAGTTATGATTTTAGGGCTTGACGCTTCGACCAATGTTTGCGGTTGGGCATTTTTTGATGGAGTCGCCGTTCTGGATGCAGGTTTCATCGACACTTCCAAGGTTGAATCCAACAAGGAAAAAGCATTTCTTATCCTTAATACTCTTGCTCCGAACCAATATATGCCATTGGTCTCCGAAGTAAAGCTTGAAGCTGCGTTGAGCGGATTCATGGGAGG